ATCCGTTTCGGAAATAAACATTACATCCATATTTGGACGTCTATGTTGTTTTCGTACAAGGGCCTTCTTGGAACTTGGCAGGAACCGGAGTTAGCAAAAAGCTCGATCACGTCCGTTCACCCCGATCTCTCTAAGTCTTCTGCCTTTGAGAAGTTCGCGTCTTTTGCACCAATATTCTGGGCTGTCCTAAGGGAACTTACTGGAAAGGAGGTAAAACCAAATTTTCAGATCAAGAACACCTTCTTCTCTACCCACGCAGGACCTAACCATTCAGTAACTGTGCTTGGTGCCGGAATAGATGCTTACCTTTGGGAAGCACTAGACCGGTTCGGCTTCACCCCAAAACATGGGGTTGGCTCACCAGTGCCAGCGAGAGTGGATGGGATCCTGGATCCGAATAGTTGGACAGCTATTGCTATCCGATCTATTACGGGTGTCGACTCGAATTATATTCGAGAGTGGTTAGAGTTAACAGGACAAGGCGAGATCTGGCAACAGATCCGCAAGACTGCGAAAATGTTCCGATTGAATCATGGCATACTCAATTCAGTGAAGTCAGCAAATGATGAATTTGCTATCCTTACAAACAGTTACCAAAAAGAAATGGCGAAAGGCTGGAAATACTTGCTAAAATTCTTTGGCCTGAATACAGGCGGGTATCGTTTTTCGAACCCAACTTTATCAAGACTTCATAACCTTTATGAAGCAGCAGGTAAGGTCAGAACAATCGCCATAGTCGATTATTGGACTAATTTCGTCCTCCAACCTCTCCATGACTGGATGTTTGACATCTTGACCCTCTTACCTCAGGACGCTACCTTCGATCAAGAAGGAAAAGTTAGAGAATTCGCGGCTAGAGGATACACTGATGTGTACTCTTATGACTTAAAGAGCGCAACCGACTTAATCCCGCTTGCCCTATATAGGGCTCTATTTAGACAGGTTATACCTGAAGCCATTTTGGATAAGTGGTTCGATCTTCTTGTAAAACGCGAGTTCCTGGTTCCTAAGTCAACGATTAAAGCGTATCCGAATCATCGTCCCAGAATACGTTATCAGACAGGTCAGCCGATGGGTGCTTTGACGTCATGGGCTTCGATGGCTCTGGTCCACCATGGACTAGTGTTATTCGCTGCTGTTTCCGCAGGGGTAGTTACTCCTCGGTCTCTACTAACATTCATAGATTATATGGTGTTGGGAGATGACGTGGTCATTGCAAACAAAGCTGTCGCTGAAATGTATGCGCGCCTGATGAATGAACTACACGTTCCTCTGTCAATGCATAAGTCACATATATCGGACTTAGGTATGTTCAATTTCGCTAACCAAACATTTGTCTCAAACATTAACGTCTCACCCGTGTCTTTACGGGAAGAAATAAATGCCACCTCACTTCCAGAGAGAGTTGAATTAACTCTTCGAATGGCTAGGAGGGGATGGATGACCTTGGAAAGCAGAACATGGGTAACACCGTTGATCAAGAAAATGGTAGGACAAGATATTTGGCACCACCTGCAAGACGAGATTCGCCTGAGGGTAGTACCGCCTGTAATCCGTTGGGTGCTCGCCACCATCTTGACTCCGGGCACAACTCGATACGAGTTCGCCGGATTAAAGTCGATAAGCCTTGAGATCTTCCTGGGAGCTATGCTCCGTAAGGGAGAACTATGGGGCTTTAAGATGGCTCGGTTTGGCGATCTATTAGATCGTCACCGTGGTCGAGCACTCCTAGTATCTATCCTAGGGAAGTGGGTCAACGCAGTCTACGGAGGATTCCTTCACAGCCGGAAACGGCTCGAAGAATTCCCACAATGGGTAACCAAAGTGGTCTCCGTAGACCTCGAATGGCTCTTCATGCGAATTTTCGCAGAAGCCAAAAGCGAAGCCCTCGCCCGATGGACGGCTAAATACAGGATGCCCTTAAAAGAGCTCCAAGTTACGACGAATTTACCCAAT